CAGGCGTTTATTGTTTATGATGATACTGTAGAGCAAAGAAAACTGTTCGGTGTGCATTACTACACGATAACAGATATAGACGGTCTGGAAGTGGGTAAAGTCGCTAATGTTTATACAGAAAACGAGGTTATAAAATACCGAAGCACAGGGGGAGGGAGCGTTTATGAAGAAATAGAGAGGACGGCGCATTCATTTGGCAGGGTGCCGATGATTGAGTATATCAACAATGAAGACAAGCAGGGCGATTTTGAACAGCTTATCGGTCTTATAGACGCATACAACACGCTGATGAGTGACCGCGTTAATGATAAGGAGCAGTTTGTAGACGCTATATTGTTCCTTAAAAACGTAGAGGTTGACAGCGAAAAAGCCAAAGAATTATTGACTGAAAAAATAATGATGTCTTTCACGCCGGACGCGGAAGCAAAATATTTACAAAAGGTTCTAAACGAGACTGATGTAGAGATACTGAGGAATAATATCAAGGACGATTTACATAAATTTTCATTAACGCCCGACCTCACAGACGAGAATTTCGGCAATAACCTTTCCGGCGTTGCTATAAGATACAAGCTTTTGGGGTTTGAACAGCATGTTAAGAATAAGGAACGGTTTTTAGTTCTTGGACTTAAAGAAAGATTTGACCTATATGTCCATTATTTATCTTTACTAAGCCGTATGAGTGTAGTAAGTTCGGGAGATGTTGACTTTATCTTCAATCGAAATCTTCCTGAGAATAATTTGGAGCTGGCACAGACGATTAATTATCTGCGCGGTCTTGTATCTGATGAAACACTGCTTGAGCAGCTTGATTTTGTGTCCGATTCAGCGGAAGAAATGGAGCTTGTGGAAAAGCAGGAGGAAAGCCGCGTAGAGCGCGAGATAAAGCGCGAGGAACTTTACAGAAAGAGCACGGGCGCGGATTATACAGCGCTTGAAGATTTAACTGATGAGAAGTGCTGATTATTGGCTGAGAGTTGCGCTAATGCGCGAACTTGATGCACACAACCGCGGAGCATACACAATACAAGAGCTTAGGCGTATGTATGACAGTATCATAAAAGATATCGACAAAGAAATAAAAAAGATATTCAACACATACAAAAATGGTGTACAAATCACAGCCGAGGAAGCCGAACAGCTTATTAATAAAGCGGCGCAGAACCAAATAGCAGATAGGCTGTCTGAAATATTAAAAGACACGGAAGATCCAAAACAGCGGCTTGAACTTATGCGCAAGATACACGCGCAGGCATACGGGGCAAGAATTAGCCGTTTAGAAGCGGTTAAGCTTAATGTATATGCTTATTTCAAAGAAAAGGCACTAACGGAGATAGAGAAAACTAAGACTTTATACAATACGGTTATAGAAGAAAGCTATTACAGAACCGTTCACGACATAGCAAAAGGCTGTAATGTAGGTGTATACTTTTCTCTTATCCCTGAACGTGCAGTTAATGAAATGCTTGAGAGTAAGTGGCATGGCGAACAATTTAGCGATAGAGTGTGGAATAACACGGCAAAGGTCGCTGAACAGTCGCAGAAGATAATTACAGAAGGGCTAATGAGCCATGCGGGATATACGCAAATGGCTGCCCGGCTTGCTGAGATAATGGAAACATCAAAGTATAACGCGCAAAGGCTGGTTAATACGCAGGTCAGTTATTTCATGAACATGGCTGAATTGAGGGCTTATGAAGAATTAGGAATAGAACAATACAAATATCTTGCAACGCTTGATGAGAGGACGTGCGAAAGTTGTTCGCCGCTTGATAATAAGATATTTAAAGTCAGTGAGGCGGTAGGTGGTGTAAATTATCCGCCTATGCACCCGCATTGCAGATGTACAACAACAATGCCGACAGACTATGCAAGACGCTGGGCGCGCGACCCTCTGACAGGCAAGGGATATAAAATAAAGGGTATGAATTACAATGAATGGATTGAGAGCCTTAATCCTGAGCAAAGGTTAGCGTTTGACCTGCACGTGAGACAGTATAAAAACCTGTCAGGTGATAAAAAGCAGTATGCAAAGTATGTTGAAGTGTTGGGAAAGAAGAATGTGCCGAAAACGTTTGCATTGTTTCAGGATTTGAAGTATAATGATAATAAGTTATGGGAATCGTTGAAAGACTATTATAAGTCGAGAAGCACAAATATGATTTCAGCATTTACATCGTTTGAAGATTATAAAAAGTATAAGCAGATAATATCCGACGAATTGATAGGACTTACAACAGTTGACGGAATTAAAATAAAATCACAAAGCAAGCATTTTATTGAACGAGTGTTTGGAACCAATAAAGACCCAATAACAGGCAGAACTAGAAACGGCGTTGAAATTAAGGATATAAAAGAGGCATTGCTACATGGAAGGGTAAGGAAAAAGAAATGTAGTACCAAGTATGTTTCTGATAAATGTGAGGTTTCAATAAACCAAAGAACGGGAAATCTTATACAAACAAATCCACATAGCGAAATAAGGTGAAATTAGCATGTTATATAAATTTAATAAAAAACAATATGACTTAATAAAAAAGTATGTTATAGAATGTTATGAAGGCGGAAACTTAGAATTTGATGATGAGAAATTTAATATAAAGATTAACAGTAATGATATAGGAGAATTTCAGTCGGCGGCTGATGAAGCTATAATAGTATATGGTATGGTCAATCAGGATTATTTGACTGATTTGGGTTGTGAGCTTCAATGGTTATATGATGAGATATATTATCAAACAACTCTCAATGTTTAGTTTATTTGAGCTTATTTGAGAGTAGCTTAACTTAAAAGCGTCCTTTGGGGCGCTTTTATTATACCAAAAATGAGGTGATGACATGAGGTCAAGAGACCCAACAAATTAATTAAAATAAATAAAGATGATGAGCGGAGACGCTCTTTTTTTATACCCAAAATTGAAAGGAGGATTTTAAATGGCAGAAAATACAAAACAGACAGGCGGCGCTATGGCAACGCCCCAAACAGGGCAAAATGTTGCAGACCTGGCAACGCCGACCGAACCTAAAGAACCGGCCGCAGGGACGGCTGTCAACACTGGCGGCACTGATGACGTTCAATCCAAAATTGATGAAGCGTTAAAGGCGGCGCGCAAGAAGTGGGACGCAGAGCTTGAAACAAGGTTGTCGGAAGCAATAAGCGAAAGCGAACGCCTTGCCAAGCTGAACGCGGACGAACGAGCGGAAGCCGAGCGGCAAAAGGAGCAGGAGAAATTCGAGAAAGAACGCGCGAAATATGAGCGTGAAAAGCTTGAATTTGAAACGGGTAAATCACTTATGGACAAAGGGCTTTCGCCTCAATTCGCTTCATTTTTGGCGCAGGACAACGCCGAAACCACAAAGGCGAATATAGACGCGTTTGAAAAGGCGTTTAACGAAGAGGTGCAAGCTGCGGTTGTCGATAAGCTGAAAGGAACTGTCCCAAAGGCGGGGACAGACAAAGCCGCTGCAATAACGCAAGAGGCTTTTAACAAAATGAGTTATACAGAGCGCGTCAAGCTGTATAACGAGGACAAAGAAACTTATGAAAAATTAACAGGAGGTAATCAATAATGGCAACAGGAACAACGAAGCTTGAAAACATGGTAAATCCCGAGGTTATGGCGCCTATGGTATCGGCAAAGCTTGAGGCGGCTATGAAGTTTGCCCCGCTTGCGACCATTGACAGAACATTGCAGGGAAAGCCGGGCGACACCGTCACGCTTCCAAAGTATGCGTACATAGGCGACGCGGAGGACGTGGGCGAGGGCGAGGCTATTCCGATTGAGAAAATGGCGACATCGACCACAAAGGTAAGCGTTAAAAAGGCAGGCAAGGGCGTTGAGCTTACGGACGAGTCCGTTCTAAGCGGCTACGGCGACCCTATGGGCGAGGCGGTAAATCAGCTTGGGTTGTCAATAGCAAACAAGCTTGACAATGATGTGCTTGCTGTGCTTGATAATATTATATCCGCTATGACAGTCGGAGACGGCACGGCAACGCTGACTTCAAACTTTATAGCGGACGCACTCGTTAAATTCGGAGAGGACATAGACGGTGAAAAGGTTCTGCTTATCGCTCCGGCACAGTTGGCGGAACTTAGAAAATCCGAGGACTGGATTAAAGCGACCGATATCGGCGCGGATATTATTATCAAGGGCACGGTCGGCATGATACACGGCTGTCAAGTTGTGCTTTCCAACAAGATTAAGGCGGAGAACGGCGCTTATACGAACTATATCGTTAAGCCCGGTGCGCTTGCGATTTACCTAAAGCGCGATACCGAGATTGAAAATGACAGAGATATTGTTAATAAAACCACGGTTATCACAGCCGACAAGCACTATACAACGCACATCGCGGACGACGCCAAGGCCATCAAGATTAGCGCAAAGGAGTAATATCCTATGGGAATGTTATTAAGCAGACACAGGAAAGCAAGAAAAGCCGTATCTGACGATAAGCCGAAGGCGGAGGTGAGAACCAATGTTAAACAAAGCAAACGCGCTAGAAACCGCAAAAATGCTTCTAGGGATAGAGGGGGACTGCAGGGATAACCTGCTGTCCTTTTTAATTGAGGATAACATAAATCTGATTTTAAACTACTGCAGAATAACAGATTTTCCGCAAGAGCTTGAAAGCCTTTTGCCGGTTATGACCGCCGACCGATATAGGCGCGCAAGCTATGGGCAGGAAATAGCAGACAAGGTTGTGAAGTCGGAAACACAGGGCTCTGTAAGCAAAAGCTATGAGGACAGTACGGCGAACGACAGTCATTTTCTCAATAATTACCGCGAGAGATTAAAGCCGTTTATTAATCGTAAAGGGAGGGTTCCGAGTGATTTTGATGAACCTGAAAAAAACGATTGAGGTATACAGCGGCGCTGAACTTAAAGCTGAAATAACAGCAGATATTCAACCATACAGCGGAGGTCTAGCACAGGAAGAATACGGACTTGAAATTGAGACTGTAAAGCGTATTTACTGCGAGCCTTGTACATTTCTTGAAGAAGGCGCAAGGGTCGCTTTGAAAGGTGAAAATATAAGCTATACAGTAAAGTATTCCGAACATTGGGACGATTACACAATGGCTCTTTTAAACAAGCTGCCAACAGCCGTAAAAGATGAGAGCGTGAACGTTAACACGGGAGAGAACGGCGCAAGTGATATATACGGGGGTGGGTTTTATTGATTGATTTAATTCCACGGGTGAAAAAACTGCTCGAAAGTACAGGAATAACGGTTAAATATGGCACGGAGTTTCATTTTAACGCCGTGCCTGTTATTACGTTTAGAAAAGTGACAACTGACGAGGGCTTTCACGCCGATAACGCCGAGCAGTCACAAGTAAGCAAGTTTGCTGTGGATATTTGGAGTAATTCGCCCGTGCAGTTATCCAATATAGGAGTAAAAGTCAATGAGATAATGCAGTCGGACGGCTGGACAAGGACATACGATTGCGATGTGCCCCGGCAAAGCCCTGATGAATTATATCATTTGTCGCAGAGATATAAAAAAGAGGTATTTTTTTAAAATGAGGGGTGACAATGGGAATCAATATTGAAATTGATGGGCTTGATAATATATTGGACAACTTAGAAAATATATCATCTAAACTTGACGGCGCTGTACAAAACGGGGTGGCAAAGGGCGGCAAAGCTATACAAGCCCAGTGTAAAGCTGAGTGTCCTGTTGATACAGGAGAACTGAGAAACAGCATTGTAGAAGAAACAACAGGCGGTGGAGGAAAATATACATCTGAGATAGGACCCACGGTTGATTACGGTATATACGTCGAAATGGGTACAGGTATTTACGCCGGAGGACGACAAACGCCGTGGAGGTATCAGGACAGCAAAGGACAATGGCACACGACCAGGGGGCAGAGACCACAGCCGTACATGGAACCCGGTTTTGAAGCCGGGAAAGATGAAGCGGTTGAAATATTAACTAATGAAGTACAAAAAGCAATAAATTAATTTTAGGAGGTCATTAATTATGGCAGTAAAAGAAATAAATAAACCACATTCAAAAATTGGTGTATCAAATTATACCTTTTTTCCTATAACAGCTGATGATATGGCAACAGGGAAGACTACATACGGCGAGGCGGTGACCTTGCCAGGCACGGTTGAAATCGCTCCAACAGATTCAGGTTCTACCTCAACATTTGACGCAGATAATGGAGCATATGAGGTAGATTCATATGTTGAAAAAATGGGTCATGAAATCACCAACGCAGATATACCACCCGAGGTTGACGCAATGTGGAGAGGTGCGGAACTTGTAGACAACGGCGTTGAGTTCAACAAAGACACAGCGGCAAAGGCTGAATATTTTGCGGTGGCGTGGATAATTGAAAAAGCCAACGGTGTAAAACGTTTGGTGAGATACTATAAGGGCAAATATGGTTTTGCCTCAAATATCGGAGGAAAAACCAAAGCTTCTGAGGGCGCGCCCGAACATCAGACAGCCAAAGCCACATTCTCAGCTGTGTTCCGTGATTCTGACGGTAAAGGATATTACTATATAGATACGGACAATCTGCCTGAGGGCGTGACGGAAGCACAGGCTATAGAAAATTGGTTTAAAGACCCGAACTGGTATCCGTCAACAACACCGGAACAGGGGGCTTAGTCCATGGCAAAAGATATAGAAAATATATTGACTATAAAGATTAACGGTAAAGAAGTACAATCAAGGCCGTTTGCTTTTGAGGATTACGCAGATATGCAGGACAAGCATTTAAGAGGGTATTCAGGCGCTTGCAAGCTGTGTTATGGTGTACTAATAAGCATGTTCAAAGGCACGGCTGCCAACAAGGAATACATTGACACAATGTCTATTGCGGAAAAAGATATGCTGTGCCGGAAATTGCTTGACATATATTTGAACACGATAAGCGAAGTGAATGAACTTATAAAAAACCAGTAAAGTCGGACAGTGACGAAACTTTTAATCTTAATGATATATATGCCGTAATGTATAAAGCAAAAGGGATACTGCCCGACGAGCTTGCAAGACAAAATCCGGTTAAATTAATGGAAATGTTAATATCTCTAAACGAAGACGAGGAGGAAAACTCTGTCACAAATTTGCCTCCCAGTCTCGGCTGGATGAATGGATTATAAAAATATATTGTGCAGTTTTAGGACTGCACAAAGCAAAAAGCATTTTAAACAGTGTTTTTTGCTTTGTGATTGGCACCCTCAGGGGTGTTTTTTTGTTGCGGAAAGAAAGGCGGGATTATATGAGCGGAAATTTAGGGGAATTAACTGTAAGATTTACGGGCGACGCGTCGTCATTAAGTTCTACTATATCAAAGGTGCAGTCAGAATTATCCGGTATGAATGCAATGTCACAAAAAGGAGTGAAAAGCATTGCAGAGCAGACCCGGCAAATGGGCGGATATGATAAGATAGTCGCAAAGTCGGCCGAAAGCCTAAAGCAAAAGCGAAGTATATTAGCTGAAACGGAAAAAGCGTATAAGCAAAATACTAAACAGCTGAACGAAAATATAAAAGGGCTAAACGGTCAGAAATCGGCTATAGGCAGTCTTATGACTTCAAAAAAAGCTGAGATTCAGGCCTTAGAATCTGCCAATGCAGGACTGAATAAAAATAGTCAGGCGTATAAGGATAATGTTAAGGCAATCCAGTGGACACAGAATGAATATAAAGGATTACAGAAACAGCACGATGAAGTATCAAAATCAATTCTGAGCAATGAAAGCGCATTAAACAGAGAAAGCGCGGCGTATAATTCTGCAAAATCGGCTGTAGCTAACGCAAGTCAGCAATATAAGACACTGGCTCAGAATCAAAAAGCTATTGTAGGTATGGAAAAGGCTTTAAATCTACAAGATGTTGGGGAAAGTTGGCAAAAAGCAGGACAGAGCATTGACGCAATAACTAAGCCTATTCAGCTTGCAAGTGTTGCCCTTGCGGCCGGGGGTGTAGCTTCTGCTAAATTCGCGATAGATTTTGAAGATAATTTTGCAAATGTAAAAAAGACTGTAGATGGAACAGAGCCGCAGCTTGAGAAAGTAAGACAAGGTATTATAGATTTGACAACGACCGGAATAGACGGCAGAAACGCCATACCGCAAACGACGGCACAGTTGACAGAACTTGCGGCAACCGGCGGACAATTGGGAATTGCTACTGATGAAATAGTTAATTTTACTGAAACTATGGCTCAAATGAATACCGCTACTAATTTGAACGGTGCAGAGGGTGCGGCAATTCTTGCAAAATTTATGAATGTAACCGGTACTGAACAGAGAGAAGTAAGAAACTTGGGCAGTGCTATTGTGGATTTGGGAAACCATTCTGCGACAACAGAGGCAGATATTGCGAGCATGGCTCTTAGACTTGGCAGAACCGGAACTGTTGTCGGTATATCGGCGCAGGACGTATTAGGTTACTCAACAGCGTTGTCGTCTTTGGGAATTGATGCTGAAGCAGGAGGCAGCGCAGTGTCCCGTACGTGGACTAAACTTCAAAACGCGGTTTCACAAGGCGGCGAAGATTTAGACAATTTTTCTAAAATATCAGGTATGTCAGCCGATGAATTTAAGCAGGCATGGGCAGAAAGTCCAAGCAGTGCATTTAATTCCTTTGTAAAAGGTCTGTCACAATCCGAGGATATAATATCCGATTTGCAAAACGTAGGCATAAACGACGTTAGGGAAGGCGACGCAATGAAAGCTCTTGCAACCGGATATGACAAGATGGTTTCAGCACTGCAAAGGGCAAACACTGCATGGGAAGATGGAACAGCGCTCCAAAATGAGTTTGACGCCAAAGCAGAGACAACAGCAAGCCAAATACAAGTTACTAAAAATAATTTGGTTGAAGCCGCACGCGGTATTGGGGAAACATTTTTACCGACAATCAAGAATGTATCCGGCGGAATAAAAGATTTTGCTCAGGATATTGCTAATATGGATGATGACAGTAAGCAAGGACTTATTAATATCGGCACCGGGCTTATTGGTATGGGTGCAGGCGCAAAAGTAATAGCCGGGACTGCAAAGGGAGTAGGTAATTTTGTTGAAACTTTGGGGAAATTAGGAGTTGCGGCACCAACATTAGCTAGTATGGGACCTGTAGCCCTAGCGGCAGCTGGTGGAATTTTGGCTGTTGGTGCGGCGGCTGTAGTTGGTGTAAAAGCTTATCAAGAATATCATGACGCCCAACTCGACGTTGTAAAGGCTACCGACGAACAAATTCAGGCTACTAAAAAGAGTTTAGATACATATACAAAGATACAGGGGTGGAAGTCGGAAGCACAGCAGCTTGAAACTACAATAAAAACTTCTACTGATACGGAAGAGGTAGACAGAGCAAAAAAGAAACTTGAAGAACTAAAAGCCCAGGTTGAGCAAGAATATAATATAACATTAACTGCAAATGATGGTGATTTAAATAAAACACTAGAAAAGTTAGGTAATAGGGCTACAAGCGATTTAAGAGGTCAGCGCGGAGACCTACAGCAACAGATTAATGAAAGCGACTTTAGTCAAGCTGTCAGCAACATGAAAGATTATGATAATCAATTACAGACAGCGCAAAATTCGGTTGACAAATACTCATCGGCACTCGCAAAGTCTAAGGACATCATGTCCGATTATAGGACAGAGCAAAATGAACTAAAATCAGCAGAAAAAAGTATGCCGAGAGATGAATATATAAAGAAACAAAATGAATTAGCCGAAAGTTACGAAAAGACATTAAATGCAATGTATGAAGCTGAGGGGGTCTCTGATAAAGTAAAAGCTCATGCTTTGACAGACCCTTATGGCAACGCTAATATTGATGAGGGTATTGGATATTTAAAATCAGCATTGAGCGACGCGCAGACAGAGGTCAACAATTTATCTGCTGATTTTGACAAATCCAGTGCAGAGGTGGAACAATACAAGGAAGCTGTGAAGGGCGTTGCAGATGTAACAAGTGCTTTAGTGCCTGAACAGCTTGCGAACGGTGAATATTCTCAGGCTTTAAGCGGAATAAAAACAGCTTTGGGTGATGTGAAATCCTATACTCAAGAAATGGGATTTGACAAATTTGCCAGTGACATAACAGAGCAATTAACTGTTGCACAGCAGGGATTTAAAAATATAGCCCAGGTAGCAAAAAGCGGTGATAATGGTATAAGCAACTTTTTCAGCGACTTTGCCAGCAATGCCGCAAAAGCCGGGGCAGGTGCAGATGATATATCTAAATCATTAGCTAGTGCCGGAACCGCTTTAATTGAGAATGGCGCAGACATTAATAATACTGTTGATAAATATATAAATACAAGCCAAAAATTCAACGCAAGCGCAGAAGATACAGCGGTAGGAGCCGCACTTATAAAGAATGGTTTTAGAGATATAGCGAGTGCGGCGGCAACTAACGGCGGTTTAGAGGTAGTAACAGAACAAGCTAATGAACTTGCTAGGTCTATGGGCGTACTTTCTGATAATCAACGTATACATATTACCGCAGAAGGTGATATATCAACAATTACAGAAGTTGACGGTAAGTTACAAGAGATAAATGGAAAGCGTGTTGATATAAAACTTAATACCAAAACAGAGAATTATGAGGTTTTGGACAAAGCCGGAAATAAAATTTCTGAAATTGACGGCAAGACCGCTACTGTCTCAGTTAATGCAGAGGGAAACTATGACGTGTTAAATCAAGCAGGTATTAAAATAGCTGAGATAGACGGAAAAACAGGACAGGTCAGATTAGAGGTAGCAGACGGAGCGACACCGACTGTTGAACAAATAAACAGTGCGGTCGGAGATTTGGACGGACGCGCGGCAAGGGTGGAAGTAACTGCTGACGGTAACTATGAAATTTTTGATGAGGTTGGCAATAAAATTGCTGATATAGATGGGAAGACCGGAACAGTACAAATTATTGCAAACGATGGAGCTAGTGAACCGGCTAATAATGCAACAGAGGCAGTGAACAATATCCCTGATTCACATAATACAAATATTACAGCAAGTGATGGAGCGAGCGCGCCTGCAAATAATGCAACTGGTTCTGTTAATGGAATTCCGCAGTCACATCACACTTCAATTACAGCAAGCGATAACGCAAGTCCAGTAGCGAATCAAGTGGCTTCGGCAATTAGGTCAATACCATCATCTAAAACAATAACAATAAATACAGTAGTAAGAGGGGGGTTGCCTAGTCCAAATGCTTTAGCAAACGGAATAACAGCTAAAGGGACAATGGACGCCAAACCCGGATTTGGTATTATCAATGATGAAAAAGGAGTGTCAGACCCTAGGGAACTTGTTGTACGCGATGGTGTTGGATATATTTTTGAAGGCAAAAACGTTCCAATAGATTTAAAATTACACGATAAAATTTATACTGCAAAGCAAACAAGACAAATAATGTCGGGCGCGGGAATTCCACGCTATGCGAGCGGCAAGAACAACGAGGACTGGGAAAACGCTAAGTCTGACAGGGAACATATACGCAAAACTTCATACAACATAATTCCGGCATGGGAAGAGCTTGAATGGCTCGACCAAATGAAACAGAAATTTGCTTCTGACGCTGAGGTTATAAAAGAGATTGAGGAAGAAATAGTTAATTATACAAGAGAGATGTGGAGCCAAAACCTGGAATCAATGGAATTTGCTCTTGATATGGGCTGGACATCTCAGGAAGAATACTATAATAACCTCGCCGTATACCGTGATGAAAATTTCGCACCCGACACGCAGGAATGGAAAGACGCAACACTAAAATTACATAAGTACAGCCAGCAGCTTATTGACGACGCAAATGCTGCCTCTAAGGCGTATATTGATTTACACGCCAGTATAAACGACTGGGGCGAAATGGGTACAAGCATGGGCGCTGTTTGGCAGACGGTAAACCAGCGTAATGTTCAAGCGGCAAAGGACGGATTAATCACCTGGGAAGATTATTTTGACACAAGGCTTGATTACACAGAGCAATTTTTAGACGGTTATTTGGATTATTCGGACGACTGGATAGATAATGAAAAAGAGTATAACAATATGTCAGCTGATGACACTATAGCGGCGGTTAATAGGCAGAGAAAAGAAGTAGAGGAATATTTTGCAGGGCTCGGAGAATTGACCGATGAAGAATACGCTTATAAGGTTAAAATAGAAGCAGAGCTGGACAGAAAAAGTTATGACGCGGTCAGAGACAAATTGAGCGAATGGGAAGACGACGCAGACTGGTATGAGAAGCAAGCCGGAGTATACGGCTGGGATTTTATGCACGATGACAGTGCAACAGATTTTTACCAGCGTAAAATTGATGAATACACAAAATGGTCGCAAGATGAGAGCCTAGACCCGACTAAACAGCAATATGCTCGCCGTCAAGCTGACGAAATGCGGCTTGAATTATACAAAGCCACAGAGGATAGATATGACGAAATGCTGGATATGGCTAAGGAACGTATGGACGAGGTCAAGGACTTGCTCGACGACAAGCTGTCAGCATTAGAAGAATCCTGGGAAGTGGAAGACCGGGCAGAAGATAAGGCTGAAACCCTGTCAGATATTGAGAAATATAAGAATGCTGTCACGATAGAGGGAAAACAAAAGTATCAGGAAGCATTAGATAAGCTCAAAGAAATAGAGCGAGACGAACAGCGTTATCAGATAGAGCAGGAAAACAACGCCATAATAAAGCAAATGGAAGCTGAATATAAGGCGCTTGAAGACGAAAAGACAAACATATTACAGCAGACAAAAGAAGCAAATTTAAAAGTTGCCTCTGTTGTTGAACCGCTGGAATATAGTATAAATTCCAACATGGATAATATGGCGAGCAGAATAGAAGCTGCTATTAAGGAAATAAAACCGAGTGTAACAATTAATCAAGAAAATACAAATAATTTTTATGACACGACCGATAATATATTGTACAGTAAAAAATATCTAACCGATATGGCAACAGCAGTAGGAGGCTAAAAATGAGACATGGAATAACATTTAGGGGTAAACACAGTAATGATATTGGCGTAATCGTAAAGACCGTTGGAAGGCCGTTTTCCCCTCCGGTAAAGCAGATAGATGAGGAGGTTCAGTATAGAGACGGAAATATTGACTTATCGGAAACAGGGGGCAGATTATATTATGAAGATAAAGTTCTTGAACTTGAATTTCAGATGATATGCCCTGATAATATCGCTTTGCAGCGTTCAGCCTCTAAGCTGGTAAATTGGCTAAGCGGTGGTTATGGAGAGCTTATATTTGATGATATGCCAACAGTAAAGTGGATAGCAAAACCTGTTGACCTAGATGATATGAAAATAGAGCTTTATAAAAACAGCAAAGCTACTGTACAATTTAGGTGCCGGCCGTTTAACGACTGGAGGTACAACAGTTCTGGGATACCGCTGGACAGCGACATTATTTTGGACTGTGATTTACCCATAGGAATGGGAGACGAAAACGAAATAAGTTTTCAGGCAGGAACAACAGAAAATACAATGATTTATTATGGCTCAGCACCTGTAAGGCCTAGATGTGAGTTGTCTCTGTCTTCTGCTGTGAAAATGCTTGATGTAACAGTCAATGGGGTGATGGTGCGGATAATTCCCGAATCTGAAACTAATATAATTATTGACTGCGAAAAAGCTATTATGCCCGAGATATGTGAGGGAGATTTTTTTGAACTACAGCCAGGAGAAAATACAATAAAGATTATATGCACCGGAGGTCAGGGCGTGCTGAAGTTTGTGTATAATCATAAACTTTTATACGGAGGAGAATTTTAATGAAATTTATAGCAGTATATGACAAAGACACAAAAGATTATAGCGGAAAGGACCGTTTGGGATTTTTAGAAAATGCGAAGGAAATACATATCAGACAGACAATTAACGGGGAAAACGACATTGAATTTGACCTGCCGAACGGTGATGATAAGTGGGCGATTGTGGAGCCGGAAAGAATTGTAGGTTATGACGGCAAATACTTCAGAATAAAACGAATTGAAGGGAAGCATATATCTGCTGCAACATTAATGCAGGACGCCTGCAGAACACATATACAACATATAGACGATATGATAAATACCCCTGCGAATAAAATCGTGGAGGGTATTTTTGCAACGACGCCGTATGTGACAGTGCTTACGGAGCAGGAAATCAGAGCGTTGGGGCTTGAACCTGTGACTGACAGTATAGATTTTTTTGAGCAGTCAAAAACTACGCCGGTAGGCTGTCTTAATATACTTATGGAGACACTTAACAAGTACAGAATACACAGCGAAATATATATTGACAACAGAAAGATTGCACTTGTGCGAAAATTGGGGAAAGACAGAGGGGTCAGGATAGACCCGAAATACAACGCCAGGGATATAAAGATTGAATATACAACGTATGGTGTTATAACAAAACTGTACCCATATGGAAAAGATGATTTGCCGCTGGGAGAGATACAATATATAAAAAGTCCTAACTATGATATTTTTGGAGAATATGAAGCATTCTGCAACTTTGACGAAATAACAGACGCAGACGACCTGAGAAGCGCGGCAGAGTATCAATTTTCGCCTGATAATATAGACAGGGCGGACGTGCCGAAGTATTCGGTCACAGGAAAACACTTGTCGGTGAAACAGGAAATATTCTTAGGGGATACGGTGACAGTGGTAGACAGGGATAACGGAATAACCTCAAAACAAAGGGTGATAATGGTAGACACATACCCAAAAGCACCGGAAAAGAATAATTTTCAAGCCGGACGACCGTCTATAACTATACAGGAAGGATGGAACACGTCTTTTGCCGCATCGCAGTATTTAAGGCTAAGAAAGAACGGAGCAGCACAAGAGTTAAAAACAAGCGCTCTTGAATTTATGAAGAAAAATGAGGACGTAACTGTTGAAAATAACGGAGAATACCAAAAAATAGCGCAGTATGAAACGGGAGCAATGTTCGTATCCCCTAACGGAATGTACGCTGTTGCAATAATAGACGGTAAAATCAAGATTGGAGTTGCTGACAAAAGTCGTGACGACGGCTGGAACTGGATAGGAGTATTTGGACACGGCGACGGAAGCGATTGGGCAACGACATATCTATACACTAACTTAATCACCATAATGTCAGAGAATGGAAAACTTAAAATAGAGGATAATTTGATACAAATGTATGACGGAAACGGAACACTGCGCTATCAATCGGGCTTAAATCCACAATTAGGTAAATATGTATTTGAGCTTTTTGACGAAAGCGGCAAAAAATCGCTATATATGGACGACAACGGTAATTTAACTATATGCGGTGTGTTTATGACGGGTGAAAATGGACAGACACGAACCGTTATAGACGGCAACGGAATACAGAGTTATAACAGTGATAATCAGTTACACGGATTAGTTAGTAATCCTGACGGTAGACATAGCGATTTAGCGACTTATTATAATGGTGTTGAAATATTTAAATTATATAATGATATAGACGGAGTAACATTTTATTGTAATAACTCAAAATTATTGACAACACTTTCGAATAAAGTTTCTATGAATGGAACGTGGTATTATAAGAACACTGAAATAGCAACAAAAGATGATATACAATCATTACAAGAGCAAATAAATGCGTTGAAAGGTATGTAGGTATTGACATATATTTATTTTGTATGATATATTGTTAATAATATATAGCGAAAGGGTGTTAATTATGAAAAAATTTATTTGCGGCTTATTAATTGGTTCGATTTGTACACTATCAATTGGAAGTTTAGCAAACGGTGTTTGGGATAATATCAGCGTGCTGAAAAACGATATAAATGTAGTTGTTAATGGTGAAACTGTTACAGCGGATAATTTCTTATATAATGATATTACATATTTACCTTTACGGGCAGTAAGCGAAGCACTTGGCGAAACAGTAGAGTATGACGAAACTGATAATACAGCTTATATTGGAGAAAGGGTTGATAAAGATACTATGAAGAGTAAATATACACCACCAGTAGATTTAAAAAATTACACAATACTTGATAATGAAATTTATTATATAACCGCACAATATATAATTGATTTAGCAGAAAATAAAGGATTAAAGACAAATGTTGATGAATTAATCATGAACGATAAACTTGAATTAGAAATTGACGGTAAAACTTGGTATATGGTTTTTATTAATTTGCGGCGTTGTATCCCCTACGACACATACGTAGACGAAATTGAGCCGCTATTAAAATATAATTAACCATAAAGACACCCAATGCAGGGTGTCTTTTATAATATGAATTAATGATTTACTGAATGTATTAAATGTGAATTTAGAGAACATGTCATAAAATTCCTTTACAAATTAAGAAAATTATGGTATTATGTAGAAAAATATAGAATAAAGGGGATGAAGAAAAATGAAATGCAGTAAATGCGGAACTGAAAATCCGGAGAGCGCAAAGTTTTGTAATGAATGCGGTGGTGAGTTAAAGGAGGGAGAGGAAAATCAATCTATAAAAAAGTGTCCTAATTGTGGTTTTTATGTCGGGGATAAAAACAAATGTGATAGTTGTGGATATTCTATTAAAACAGGAAATGAACCGAAAACAAATTCGCTGATAGATATAGTGAAAAATAATATTGATAAAATAATTATGATATCGTCAATATGTTTGCTTATTGTCGTATTAACTATAATTATAGCTGTTTCTGTTTCTGACAATAACGCAGAACAAAAATTGGCGGCAAGTCAATCTGTATCAACTGCAACTCCTAAACCTGTTCCAACCGCTAAGCCTACGCCGGCGCCAACAGTTGATCCTGTAGCTGCTCAAAAAGCGGCAGAGGAAAAGGCAGCTAAAGAAAAAGCAGCCAAAGAAGCAGAATTAAACAGCTATGAAACAGGTATTACATATAATCAGCTTGCACGTACTCCAAATGATTACATAGGTAAAAAGGTGAAATTTTATGGTAAAGTAATACAAGTTATTGAGGGAACCTCAGAAACACAGTTACGTCTTGCTATTGGAGGAGACTATGACAGTATTATTTTTTGCAGAGTGCCTAAAGCTAAAACGGCTAATATGAGAATTTTAGAAAACGACTATATAACAATTATGGGAAAATCAAATGGATTATTAACATATGAATCAACTATGGGTGGTAATATTACTATACCAGATATTTCTGTTTCCGAATGGGGTCCAAATTAAAAAATTTATATAATAGATATAAAAATTTAAAAAAACTCTTGACTTTCTGTCACGCATAAAGTATAATAAAGGTGTGACAGAAAGTGAGGTGAAGTAATGTCACCAAGAACAGGCAGACCGAAAGCAGATAAGCCTAAAGTTATTCGTTATAGTATTCGTCTTGATGAACAAACGGAAACAAAGTTGCAAAATTATTGCAATAAAAACAGCATAACAAAAGGCGAAGCAATACGACGAGGTATTCAAATGTTACTTTCGGAAACAAAAAAATGAAACAGACTGTCTCCCACAAAAGACACAAGTCTGTTTCAAGCACCAGAAGAATTTCTGATAAATCTATTATATCAGATTTCTTCTGGAATTTCAATAGAAATTTTAGGAGGAATTTTTATGCAAAATGCAATTACGGTTAATAATCATCAATTATCGTTGAAAGAATACCAAGGGAAAAGGGTAGTAACTTTGAGGGATATAGACACTGTACACAATAGACCACAAGGAACAGCAAGAAAAAGATTTAATGACAACAAAGGGCATTTTATTGAAGGCGAAGACTACTATAAACTGCAAATGTCCGAAAGTCGGACATTTGGAATAAACAGCCCTAGGGGTGGCATTGTAGTAACAGAATCAGGGTATTTAATGTTGGTAAAATCATTTACTGATGATTTAGCGTGGGAAGTGCAAAGGCAGCTAGTGAATACATATTTTAAACAACAGCAATCTAAGGCAGAAGAAATTACACCAAAATACTATAATGGAGAACCGGTTATAACAATACAGGACATAGCACGACTGACAGGATTAAACGCAAATACGATACGTTATTATGTAAGACGGCTCCAACGCAATAGAGATTATTACTTGTTGGAAGGCGAAGCGCTTAAAAAATTTAAAAGAAACAACCCATCAATTGACAGAATGATTTCCAGTTTGTGCGTTATTAACAGACGAGGAGTCGAAAAACTTGCGCAGATGATACAGGGTGTACCGATACAGGATTGTTTTAAAATTCTTAAGCCAAATAATGAGTTAAAATGGTCAAAGAAATTATATGTGGATATACCCGATAATAATGATGCGCAGAAATTAATTAACAATATAAGGCGTAAGGCAACTACTCTGACAGAGTTGATGGCACAGGTAGATATGTATGTCGCAGAGGACGAATATCAAGCAGCGGTAAAAGTAATAGACAGACTTGGAGTTAGTATATTAGTGTGTTGCAACGATTTGAAAAGAATAAAATACAATCTATCGGAAAAGTATGCTTAATAATGTCGCACCCGTGTAGGGTGCGTGGATTTAAATGAATTATATGATTGTGAAAAGCCAACTGATATGTCATCAATCGTGCATGAGCACACAAGGTATACATCATTGTACCGTATATTGTCTGATTGTGTTAGTGATGTGACACAATTACTTAGAGAGACACAAAAACAACTAACATAAGACTTTACATAATAATTAATCAATGATATAATATAGTGGTGCGAATCATATGCTCACATGATTTCCCTGGGAGGTTCGCACCACTTTTTTACAAAAATATATAATAAGAAACATTCTTATAAACACATTTTATATTAAACATTTAAGTATTATGTAACAATATAACAATTATAGGAATAAAAGTATATAACTCTTATATATTTTTGCTGTCGCACCCCACAAGGGGTGCGTGGATTTAAATGATATCACATAAAAATTTTATACCATTACTTGAATAGTCGCACCCCACAAGGGGTGCGTGGATTTAAATTTTACCTGTCATTTTATGAGCTATAAGTTCACAACGTCGCACCCCACATGGGGTGCGTGGATTTAAATGACTTTGCCGCCGTCAAATACTGCTGTCCAGTTCCAGTCGCACCCCTTACGGGGTGCGTGGATGGAAAAACAAGAGCGTCCGAAAGGGCGTTCTTTTTATATATATTAAAATAGAAAGGATGATAATTATGTTACAAAAAAATGAGCGTGTTCCGTTCGTTTGTGATGATGAGATACCGGAGGGCTTATATCCATATTGCAGAGAAGTTTTTGACGCAATTTTGGAAGCAAAAATACCATACGGCAGAACACATACGGTATTAGAACTTGTATCACAGGCGTTGAAAAATGTAACACCGGGTGAAGTTGAGATAAAGCGAGATAAGACAGATTATCCCATCTGCTCAGACTAAACACACATAATAAAATATGAAAGGAGGTAAAAAATTGACATAAAAAGGCACATTTGATATAATAAAAAAAGCCAATGGACGATTGGCGGTTATGTCGCACCCTACAGGGGTGTGTGGATTTAAATAAATTAATGACTACTAAGGTTAGAAGTATTATGTACATGGTCGCACTCCACATGGAGTGTGTGGATTTAAATTTAAAAAGAAATAACCGCCCATAGCGGACGGTATTCCCTCAACTCTAAATTGCAGCGGAATAACCGTACCCTTACAGTTGTTCCATTGGCTATATTATATCACACAAATAATATTTGTCAAGACACCCAATAGGGTGTTTTTTTGTTGCGAAAAAGAAAGGGTGATAAAATGGCAAAGCATAGTATAAACGAAAACTATAACGGTCAAACGAAATTGCGCTACTGGTGGACGGTTATAAGAGATAATCTGTCAAATCTGATGGGGTGGTACAACAGCCATATAGACGGAACGGCAGACAGACACAGAGCGGAGGATATAGACTACGACGACAGCACAGTTAAGGATAAAATAAATAAAATAGATATGTCTCTGTTTAAGAAGACAGCGAAATTGCCCGATGAAATATTAACACCGGGCTTTTATTATGGGGGAGGCGCTATTGACGGAACATTAGGGGGCGGCGGCACATATTGGTTTGCGATAGAGGTATATCCAGTTTTTACAAATCTCTTGCAGGTGCTTCACCAAAATGTTAATGGCGAGTGGACAACGTATTATAGAAATGTTTCAGGCTTGGAAAGTTCCGCTCCGCAGTTCACCGAATGGATAATATTGGCGAAAATATCTGATGTTACTGCATTAAGAACTGAGGTTATTAACCAAATAAATTTAAAGGCAGATAAAAGTGAGATTGGGAGCATAGAAGATATTAACCTTAATGTAACCAGTATAGCAGAAGCAATAAACACACTGGTTGACACAGACGAGGACACAATAAATCTAATAGGAAATACGCAGAATTTGACTACCGCGACTAAAGAAAACGTGGTTGAAGCTGTGAATGAAGTCAATCAAAATATGACAAGTGTCACTGACAACTTATCCCAAAAGGCGGATAAGGTTACAAACGGGGGATTTATAGCCGGAGGAGCGGAAGCCGGAGAAGTCGGCAGTATATCAATTGGAAGCGGTATAGGCTCCACCGGAGAATATGGAATAGCAATTGGCGCAGGAGCAGAGGGGACAAATGACAGTGTAGCGATTGGACATGGGTCTATAGCTTCAGGACTTGATTCTGTGGCAATTGGAGATGTTGCGGAAAGTTTGGCTCAAAATGCTGTGCAAATATGCGAAGGCAGTAACAGCGAAAGTGAAAGTCTGCAATTTAGAAAATATAAGATAGTTAGATATGATTCTACAGACGATAGATATTATCTTAAAGATGTGGGTCAGTTGGAGAGATTATATACAAATAATCAATCAAGCATTGTAGATGCTATTAACGAATTGAGCATGGATAAAGGGAATAACTCCAGTAAGGCAGTGATGGGAGAAGCGTTATCAAAATCAGAAGAATTTAATATATGGCAAAACGGCAATTGGATAGTGGGATATAATATATCGCCTATAACAATTACAGATGACACATACGGAACTTTTACCCTGCCGTCTCAAATCTTAGAAATTTCAGGGGTAAAGGACAAAACCGGAGAAGAGAAAAAATACTGTTATGCTTCATACATACTCAACACGGATAATTTATCCGGGGAATTGAGCGCGTCAGATGTGACCGTAACATACAGTCTTAAAGAAGCAAAGGGAAAGCCAAACAGCTATATGGAGATAGAGGACGAAACGAAACTGACAACTATAAATATCTATCTCGGGACCATTACATTAAACGCAGAGAATGATTTGCTACCTGACGGAACTGTTAGTGTTATTTATTCGGGAAGTGAATCTGCAAATGAAAACTTGGAAATTAATCTGCTAAAGATTTTCAATACATCCGGTATTATAACTGGTGAATTTGTTGAGGTTACTGCAGATGAGGTAAGCGCATTATTTTAAATAAGTAAAAAAATAAATTAAATATATTAAATAAAAATATGGAGGTAATATCATGGCAACAAAAATTTTAGGAATGGAAGCATTAACAAAGTTAGTAGAAAAGATTAAGGCGGTAACGGCAGCGATACCAACCAAACTCAGTCAGCTTACAAACGACAGTGGCTATCAGACGAGTTCACAGGTATCTACTACAGTTACGAATGCGACAAAGGATTTAGCGGCAAAAACTGATGTAGGAACATTGACAACCTTGACGACAACGGCAAAAAATAACCTTGTGGCAGCGATTAACGAAATAGACGAACATCAGGATTCAACTGCTTCGATAGTAGGAGGGCAAGCAGAAATTATTGATGGATTAGATGCACGTATTGGTGCATTGACAGACCTTAACACAACAGCAAAAGGGACTATAGTTGCGGCGATTAATGAAGTTAAAACGAGCGCAGACGGGAAAATGACATCGGCTCAGGTTGATTCAAAAATTACAGCTGCAAAGGCAGGACTAGCAACAGAAACATATGTAAACAACAAAGTGTCAAGCGTATACAAGT